ATAATATATATAATATATAGTAATATATAGATGTATAGAAAAAAATACAAAATAATGAAAGGAGGGTTTTGGGGTGGTGGGTGTGGGTCTGGGGTTAGTTGGGCGTGGGGCGGTGCTACAAATTAGGTGCAATAAATGGATAAAAATTTAAACTAATATCTGGATAATTTAAGTCATTTGGATAATCTAAATTTGGTATTGGCAATGGAATTGTATTCATTTCTGGAATAGTATCAAAATATTTTTTATTTATTAGAGTTAATTCAATTACATCTGGATAATTACAATTTATGAAACTGTTATTATTACCATGTGCATGAATAATATAATGTGTATTCACCAATTTCTTTATGCATTTCATTTTATCTACATGATTACATCCCCAACCATCGGTTGTTATTCCATGTAATTCTATAACAATTTGTTTGAATTTATTCAATTGGGTTTCATCCAGATATAATAACCATGGATATTCGCCACCTTCTATATCCATCTTCAAAAATATACTACTATATTTACTGATCAAATAATCCAAATTGGTATTGTTATCGTCGTTGAACCCATTGATATTTTTCTTTATAAATGAAATTTTATTTGTATATTCATACGGATAATGATGAATTGTTCCATCAAAACCAAAACTATTATATTCATTCATATTATATTTATTTATGAAGTCTTGTGAAAAACTTTCTTCGTCACATATACCTGCAGAAATATAACAATCATAACCACCATTCAGTTCTCCAAAAACATATCCACCATCGTAATTTTTTCCACAACGAATTTTATTATCGAAATTATATACTTTGAATAAATCTATATAACTCATTGTATTATATATTTTTGTTGTATTATATTTATTCTGTTTTTTTGTTTTTGTCTTTTTTGTTGTTTTATATATTGTTTTCTTTATCTTTGTAAAAATTTCCATAAATAATTTATTGCGATCATTCCTGGTGTGTCTCCTTTATTTTGCACCAATGAACTATATATTGCTTTGTATTTTTGTATAATAGTTTCTTTGTTCATATATAACCAAATAATGTATAAAAAAAATAACATTATCGATGCAATAATATCTTTTTCTTGTATTATATCATTTCTTACTGTATAATATGGTATGACTTTGATACATGTATTGATTACTATGAATTTTAGTATAGTATTTATGGTTGACCCGTTTTGTATGATAAAAAATAAAAGTATTATATTTTCTATTATACCTAAAATAAGAATGAATTTTGGACTATAGGATATTATATTCGTTATGTACAATAGATACCATGCAAATATCCAATATGAAAATATTAGATCTAATCTTTGCATTTTGTTTTTGTATGAATATTTTGTATATATTGTAGTTAGATTTTTTGGGGGGGGTTTTGGTTGTTATATAATGACGTATTATGCTTATACATTATTATATTATTACGCTTCATACAGGGCTCGATCCTGTGACCTTGAGGTTAACAGCCTCACGCTCTACCTACTGAGCTAACGAAGCACTGATATTATTGTATTGGGTAATTCCTGGTTATTAGCTCTCTTTCTCTAACTTTCAGTTACCAAGATATTATATTGGATTTTCTTTATATTCATTTTTACTTTATTATATTTTTGTTATTTTTACGTTTTACGATATTTGTCTTTTATTGTTCTCTCTTTTATAGAAAATATAATCAAAAAGTATAATGGAAAGTCCATTTCAAAATCATTCTTCCATTGCTATGTATTTAGAACCATTTTTGAATTCTTTTACCCAAAATTATCAAAATATCATTACGTTGAGTGATATGCCCAAAGGTCCACTTGCGGATATGGTTACCATGATTTCTTCTCCAAAACTTTCGCCTTTTCAATCTTTGAATGGGGGTAGCGGGTTCGGTCGTGGTGGCGGGGGTAGTTGTATTTTTGTTTTATTACGGTATCCTAAACAGTCATGTAGTGGAGTTGGTAGTGGTGGTTTGAAAAATCCTGATTATTTTATGGGTGTCGATGATATTCCTTCTATTTTTGGTTATTTGAGAACAAATGGTTATTCTATTGATACACAAATTACCAAAATGATGAATACATCTCGTGTTCTCCTTGGTGGTGTTTCTGATATGAAATATTCCGGTAATCGTAAAATGATTTGTATGTTCTCTTTTTGATAGATAAAATAGTATTATATAATATTATATGGAACTTGGTGATAAAGATATAGGAAAAAAATTCTTTACCCCTGCATCTCAACGATATTATACATATTTAGGTAAAAACGATAATAATGAATATGTTTATTTTGTAGAAGCTCCTAATAATAATTTTTATTTGAACCACCTTAGTGATTTATGGTATCCAAATATGGTTACACGTGGGATGATCCAACCAGTTGAAGATAATAATAGAAGACAAATGTTAAATGATATTAGTGATAAAGCGAATGAATTTCAACTTAGAAAATTAAAATATAAGCTTAATAATACTGGGAAATTTGAAGATAATACACCATTAAATACCGATCAAGTTAATATTATCAGAGCTTTTCTAGGGGAAAAAAATAAATTTGATATAGGTGGTAAATCAAAATCTGTAAAAATAAGAATGATTTCTTTATCTAAACGAAAACGAAAGACAATAAAACGAAATCGAAAAACAATAAAACGAAAACAACACATCTAAAAATTGATAACATGTGTGTGGTGTAAAAAGATAAAATACTATTATAATATAACTATTTGTTTTTTATTTCATAAAATGTCCTACGATTTCATTGTTATTGGTGGTGGTATTGCTGGACTATATACTACTTATAATATTTTGAAAAAACGTCCTCATAGTAAAATTATTTTATTAGAAAAAGAGAACCATTTAGGTGGAAGAATTCATACTTTTACTGATGATTATATGTCTGTTGAAGCCGGTGCAGGACGTTTTCATCAAAATAATAAACTATTACTTGAGTTAATTCGAGAACTTGGATTATCTTCCAAAATAAATCAGATTGCTAGCACTGCTTCTTATGCACCAATCGATTGTTGTGGTAATTTTATGAATTCTGTTTTAGATGCTCCACATGGTGATGGTGGTATTTGGGATGATGGGATTTTTTTACCTTTTTCATTCAACTTATTAAACCCTATTTTTTCTTTAACCTTAGATATAATATTAGGAAAAGAAAATATTCCCAATGCGGAACTTATTTTACGTGTTATTGTAGCAAGTAAAGGAGAACATGTTTCTAAATTGCGAAATATGTCTTTTATTTCTTATGCAAAAACTATTCTTACTAATATTGAAATTGATTTTATTCAATCTTCTTTTGGTTATTATAGTGAATTGATTATTATGAATGCTTATGATGCTATTTATTTGATGGAAAAACATTTATCCCCTATTCATCCTTTTTATGTTTTGAAAGGTGGTCTTTCTCAAATCATTGATATATTAGAAAATAAAATAATGAAATTCCATAATGTTCGCATTATAAAAGGTTGCGATGTGAATTCTATTGTGTTCTCTAAAAAAGAAAACGAATTTATTATTCATTGTGAAAAAAATAAAAAAGTTCATTATAATGCCACAAAATGCATTTGTGCTTTACCAAAACCTGCATTAGAAAAATTTTCTATTTTTCGTGATATTCGTGGATTATTCGATAAAGTTGAATGTTCTCCACTTTGTCGTATTTATTCCAAATTTCCTTTGCGTCATGGGGGTGGTGGTGGCACCGAACCTTGGTTCAAAGGACTTACTAAACTTACAACCAATAATAATTTACGTATGATTATTCCCATGGATGAAGAAAATGGTATTATTATGTCTTCTTATACGGACAATAAATTTGCTCGTTTTTGGAAAGAATTATTCGATAAAGAAGGAGAACAAGGACTAAACAAAGAATTGGTACGATTATTACAACAAAGCACGGGTTTGGATATTGATGAACCTAAAATCATTGATGACTTGATTAATGCTGCGGCTGCTTTGCATAATGATCAGTGCGATTAACCGGAATACTTACTTAATACTTTCAATACAAAAAATACGGAGAATACAAATGTCTTTTGCTGATCTTAAAAAGCAATCCAAGATGGGTTCTTTGACCGAGAAACTCATCAAACAAGTTGAGAAACTCAACGATGGTGGTTCTAAAGATGATGACCGTTTTTGGAAACCCGCAATGGATAAAGGAGGAACTGGTTCTGCAGTAATCCGTTTTCTTCCTGCCCCCGAAGGTTGTGATCTACCTTGGGCACAAGTTTGGTCTCACGCATTTCAAGGCCCTGGTGGATGGTTGATTGATAATTGTCTTACAACTCTGGGACAAAATTGTCCTGTTTGTGAGAAGAATCGTGTTCTGTGGAACTCTGGTTCTGATAAAGATAAGGAAGAAGCACGTAAGCAAAAACGCAAACTTTCTTATTTTGCAAACATTTATGTTGTAAAAGATCCTGCGAATCCAGCAAACGAAGGAAAGGTTTTTCTTTATAAGTTTGGTAAAAAAATCTTTGATAAGATTAGTGCTGCGATGCAACCAGAGTTTGATGATGAAGAACCAATCAATCCTTTTGATTTCTGGAAGGGTGCAAACTTCAAACTGAAATTGGTGAAGAAAGATGGTTATTGGAACTATGATAAGTCCGAGTTTGCACCGTCTTCTGCTCTTCTTGATGACGATGATGAACTGGAAACAATCTACAAATCACTCAATAACTTGAATGATTTTGTTGCTCCAAGTGAATTCAAGTCTTATGAAGATTTGAAAAAACGTCTTGAATACACCCTTGGTCTCAAGGGAACTCCCAAGTTCCAAGACCCCGAGACGATTGATGAAGAGGAAGAAGTTGAAGTTTCACGTCCTGTGAAAGAAACTGTTTCAGTTCGTTCTTCTGCTTCTAGTGATGATGACGAGGATGATGGTGATGATACACTTGCATATTTTGCGCGTTTAGCAGC